TCCTAACGATGACGTCTCCACCACCTGCCGCCTCAGCAGTATCAATAGCAGCTTGAATAGTAGCATAATCACCATAAGCACCATTCGGCTCCACAACATAGAAGCTCCGCCTACCTTTAATCCCTTGTTCCATTCTATTCATATCAGAGGTAACAATCTTCTCTCCTGATACCCAAAGTTTATCTGTCCATACCATTTTCATTCCTCCTTAGCTAAAACTAATATCCCATACCCAAGTCAATACTTCTCCGGCTCCTTTCACAATATCACCGAAAGAGACCCGACTTGCACATTTTCGCGCACCCTTCGCCGCAACAGTATCAGCGAGAATCGCTTCTTTCCACGTACCAGTTGCCTGACCTGCAGTAAACGTCACTTCATATCTGGTCTTACCCGAAGCAATTTGACTATTGGATGTTATCTTAAAGCCTAACTCAGCACCTATCAAGTCAGTATCTCCAACACCAGGTGCGGTATTATTATCACCAGCACCAACACATTGTAGTTTTGTTTGACCACCTAATCCACCAATTAAGTCAGCAAATATCTCTACTCCATCAGTTAAGATCAAATTGTCAAATTCATATTTTTTCTTTACAATTCTCTTCTTATAATCTTCTTCACTTTCATAAAGGGTTGCAGTGCAATGTCCTTTAACTTTCGTATTTTCCTTTATCATTTAATTCACATCCTATCTTGTATTTATTTGCATCCAAGTTTTTGGACTTATCCATCTATCCTTCATTTTATAATCATCATTAAATTTGCTTAAGAGTCTAAACTTCATCCTTTGCGCCCAACTTCTTGGAAAATAACAGTTAGACCTATCACAGAACTCGCATTCCGGTTCAGGCATGGGTTTCTCAGTACTTACCCGACTCCTAGCACAATCTTTACATGTCCTCATGAACACACCACATTTAAACTATTTACATAAGTAACATCTGTATAATGACAATGGGTAGCATCCTCAGTAACCGACACAATCTCATAGAATAATACCCTATCATCTTCATAACTTGTTGCCTCAGCGACAGACACCGAATCCAAAACCCCTAGCGCCACATAATCACATTTTACCCCGGCGGCCTTAATTTCATTAACTGAATTAATAATGCCAGCAAAATCTGCTATCGTTATTCCAACCCAATCAAAAACAACAATAGCAAAATGTCCATAGGTATCAAAGGCAAAACTAACTCCATAAGCCATATGAGTATCGAAATTACCAATTACTGCATCGTCATAGAACCACTGATCAACCCATCCTGATGTATCGCCGAATTCACAAATCTTAATATCCTCTGTCCCAAAAACACGCCCACCAGTACCAGTCGTATCACTATATTTATATAAGGTTAATTCGTTAGCCTCACCTACATATAACTTTGCTTGACCAAGAACATTATCCCAAGTCAACATTATAAAGAGTTCATCGTTTGCTTCCCACTGCTTTGGCCCAGTATCAAAAACACAATCAACTATGACGTTATCTATAAACACTTCAACTTCACCAGAATCAGCAATCCTCACATACCATTCATGTGTTGCATGGTGTGCCGGTCCTTTATACATAATGTAATGAGGTCCACCAGCTAATGTGGGAACTTTAGCCCAAGCACATACACTAAAGTCAGGTGTATTAAAATCAGCATGATCGGTCACGGTGACTTGGGCTCCAGCAACATTACCTTTAATTCCCTTTCCGTAATGGGCATCAACATAGGTAGGCGCCCCTGCTCCATTATGATTGGTGAAATAATCAAGTAAGTCATTTTCAAACATCAGCAATGTAATAAAACCCGTCCATTCATATGCATCAAGGTACCCATCTAAAATATCCACGTCACTGGTAGTAATCCCCAAATACCCGGCAATCATTATTTTAATTGCCTCCTTTGTACCACCACCAACAAAGTTGGAAATTTGTGCTTGAATACGACTTCTATAATCATTATCAGATTCACCCGTTGTCCTAACACAAGCAACCAATGACCCCAAATAATCTAAACTAATACCAGTTGCATATCCAACATGGTGAGAATCTTTAATGTCTCCGAATACTATCACTAAATCATCATTAATAAGAGAATGTAACTTCAACATCTTCTCAATGTTACCATCTTTCTTATAAAGATCAGGTAAATTCCTCAACATATCGTCTATTGAACTCATCTTCACACCACAACAAGTGTTACGCCTACTTTTGCCACATCAGTTAATGCTTTTTCATCAACTGCAATTACCAAATTAACTGTAGCCACAGGAGGAGTGACATCATCAACTTTCAAGACAGTTATATCTACAATCCAAGGTGTTACTGCAGCTTCCTCAACATCATAAACAGCATCATAAACTTTTGTGTAAATAACGTCATCACCAACTCCCAAACCATTCACATAAGCTATAATGGCGGCTTCAATATCAGCTGAGGCTGACCCAGGGGCACTGGAATTAACATTAACTGTGATGTCGACATAGGTATCTATAGTAGTCGGTATGTCCCAAGTAACATAGATCCCTGCCGGCCTTGTATCCTCTATTGCAGCATCAACATTTACATCAGGTTTACTAACTCCAGCAACCATCAAATTGGCACTGTGAATATCTGTATCTTCAGTTGCCGAACAACCCGTAACCCCTGTGACAGCTAAAACTGCCTGCCTAATAGATTCCAATGTTCCTTTAGCCTGAACTAAAAGGTAATTCTTAATTCTGTTCCTGTAACTAACATCAGTTTCAAGATCTGTACCACCGGTAGTTGGGTTCGCATTACTAAGAGAAGTCACCCCAACAATCGGGGTCTTTAGTAAGGTTATCGTTGCCCCTGCTACATTACTATCAGTCCCAGGTAACACCGCCGTTATCGAAACAGTTACAGTACCACCTGCAATTGTCCCTGCAACATCAGTCACAAACTCAATGTTAGTATCCGTTAACACAACCGTATCAATAGGGATAATTGTCCCGTTAACACCATTAAATGTTACTTGTCCAGTTGCCTTCGCGGCAGAATTTCTACTTACACCGAGTAAAGCCCCAACTCTATCTAAACTGGCACCTGTTGCAAAATCAACAAAAGCAGTATAATAGAAGGATTCAGCCATATCCCAAAGCTTCGCCTCCTCAAGTGCCTGTACCTGTATAAACATCTTCAGAGGACTGGTCTCAGTCAAATCAATATCTGCACCAAATAAAACTATTGCCTCTGCTTCTTTCTCAGCTACAATAATATCGAAGGTCTTTGCAACAAAACCATTAGCTGTAACACCATAAGCCATTAGATCACCACACTTAGAGACAATTCCTCTCCAGTATACATTTTAACCTTAAAATTTATTCTAAAACTCATTGTACCACTATCCTCAATCCTTTCTACTTCTATACTTAATATCTCATTTATAAACCTGTATTGTTTTAAAGCTGTTGTAAACTCTGTCTTGATGACTTCATCTGCATAGTTGAAAGTGATAGCCGCAAAATCTAAACCCATCTCAGGCTTAAAAATATTATCCTTGAGGTGAGTCCTAAAGAGAAGCTCTAAATCCTGTGCCACTTTCTCCTTATCCTCAATCATAGCAAACTTCTTTAGGCTATTGATAACTACGTCCATCCCACTATCTAATTGAAAAGTTATACCATAAGCTTCAGTTGTCACATTACGCACCTGCCAGTTCCAAACTAATTGTACAATGAACAGTTGTTAAATTAATATTGTTCCCTGCACTTATTCTTTTTACCCATAATTCTACCGTATCATCAACTAATAAGGCTGCAAATCCAGAACAAGATATTGTTCCTGTCTTCTGTGTTGTCGGCGTTGTCACATGTGACACAATATTAGTATAACATGTTCCATTATTATTCTTACATATATAAAATTCCCAATCATGAGCAGTTGCCGGTCCATATCCACTCCAACCGAAGGCAACCCTATATACTCCAGGTTTAACAATCTTTATGTGACTATTTACATGTTCAGGTATAGTGGCATTACTCTCTCCATTGGTATCAAATGCAACTATCTGATCCCAATCATTCAGAGCAACGCTTACTATAACATCGGCAACACCATGTGCCCATATTTCTCCGTAAACATTCCCTAATAGAGGCATCGTTAAACCATTAGTTCTAACCTTAACAATTGCCCCATTCCGCCAAATCATGCCATCAGTGGGAGTTCCAGGGTCACCAGCCAAATTTAACAACTTCAAGTATTTACCCATTGTCACAGGCCCTTGCGCAATCATCACAATCTTATCTTCAGGTATCTCAAATACCTCAGTATCAAAGATAGTATTCCCTATCTCATTATCTAAGATGAAACCTCCCATAACCATCGCATTAGCCTGACTAAATTGAACCTCATTATACATTCCTTCTTTATAAACAAAACCTGAATTAATCATTAACTGTCCTAATGCAAATTTCGAAAAACCGACAAGTACCACATCATCAACCGCAATAGGTGTTAAAATAACATTCCCGCCACTCCTGGGGTATATAACAGGAACATTAACAATAATTTCCTGAGACCCAATCTCCTTAAGTAATTTCATCCGAACTTTACATCTCATGTTGACCTTATCGACCTGAACAACTTTACCCATCATCAAAGTCCAAACCCGGTCAAGATGCCTTAATATGAACTTATGTATCAATTTTCCTGGCGTTCTTCCTTCTACCACTTTTCATCACCTATAATCTTCAAGCCAATTATCAAGACCCATTTCCTCTTCAGCATCATAAAAGAAGTCATCAGAGACTTCATCAAGTTCTAACCAAAAGTCTTCATCTGTCTCTTTTACAAACCAACCAACTCTCTTACAATTTAATTCAATTCCATGGAAACTTTCATTACTATTATAACTAAAAGTCTGAACCTTAAAGTAACTATTATCACGGACACCATATGCAAATAACCTATCATATTGTTCCTTATATAAATTCCACATACCAGTCTTCCTTTCCCCAATCTCCGACAACTTAAGGTTAATTATAGATTCTTCATTAATACCAGGTATCATCATAGTCCTAATTGAATATTCATACTTATTCTTCTCCATAACACTACTTTTAATACTTATCAAACCTGTATTCCTAGTTAATACCCAACCTGATGGTACACCTGATTCTGTACCTTCTTTTTTATGCATCCAATAAAACCTTCCCATTCTCATAGAATACTTAAACCCGTAGTCTTTGGCAACCCAATCAAACAACCCTCTAATTGATCCATTTGCAGGATAAGTCATCCCACCTTCCGGGTAAGTTTGTCCATCATCATAAACATATCCAATTGGGATTCCGATCCATTCAAGTACATCCATAATTATCTTCCTTATAGGAGTACCATAACCCCAAAAGAAAATCTTTCCAAGTTTACCATTCAACCATATATCGGCCTTATCGGTGCACTTCAACTCCACCACTCTATCATTTCCAGACCTTTGGAAATTAACTGATTTAATAATACCCATAAATATAACATCATTGTAATCAATATAACCGCTCTTCAATTTTACAATAGCCTCTTTAGAGAAGTAATCCATATCATAAGGATTAAATATCCTTATAGTTGCTTCATCGGAACTACCATCACTACCGCCTTTCACATTAAACTCAATATGATGGCCTTCAATCCACGTCCCATTACTAAACTTACCTGTATGGAAAACTCGGCCGCTTTCCAAACCCAACGCTTCATATGAATATACTCCCACCTTTTCACCAGCGGCTTCCAGTATTTCTTTGGGATCAATCCCAACACTAACTTCATTATATTTAATCCACATAGTCTTCCTCGTAATCTGGATTCAAGTACGGAATCACGAACTCTATTTCCATGTTATTCCTATCTAAGTGAATTGGCATTAAATACATTACCGCTCGACCATAGGTAGGATCCTCTACACCAATATTATAACCTTCAACAAGTTTACCCTGAAATAAAACAGACTGATCAGATGAAACTTTAATTTGTATTACTACACTATCATCGTAAGAATTTATCTTATACTTAAACGTAAACATGACACCGAATATACTAACGAAATTCTTTTGGGGAAAACCAAGAGAATGTTCAAAAGGTAAAACTAAAACCGTGTATGTCATATAGCCTCACGCCATTGTTCTTCAAGTTTAGACTTAGGAATAACCATACCAGGCCTTGTATCATGAACATAAACGAAGGCCTGTTCAAAAATATCACGATTCTTCTTTTTTGTACTATCTTTAGGTTTTGTCAAAGTAATATCAACACCTTTCTTTGTTATTGTAGATGCCCCTGTGACATAACCATTAGTATCAAGAATATATTGAAAGGTCGCAGGAATATATGACACCAAAATGATTTCCTGTAATTCTAATTCCGCTTCATAAACATTGGCAGATTCCTCACTTTCTCTAACACTTAAATTCTTAATAACCATATTATCAAATGAACCAAAGTCACATATAAACTTAAACAACGTCTTAAGATGCCATATCCTATGGAGAAATTCATATTTTGCTTGTCTATCCCAACGACTACCAAAATATCTTTTTTCTGTATCACCATCCTTAAACATTAAATTTAACCTAACATTAAAGGATTTGGGCTTCCTGGTGATCGAAGTACTTACAACATTAATATCAACTTCCGCTTCAACAGGATAAACAGCAATGTCGGATTCTAAACTAATATCAACTGTAGTTGCATCTTCAAACTCCATAAAATAAATTTGTACAGGTTTATTCGAATATATCATTAGTAACCCTCCTCCATGATGAATGTTCTGTTCCATTCATTCATTGCACTTTCAGTACTCTTCCTTACAACGTTATCTAAATCTTTAGCAGTCATTCCTCCCTTAAATTCAACCTTTTCGAACTTATTAATTACACTTGGATGTGTTACAGTGACGCTTCGTCCTCTGGGTGCTGCCGTAGGACCTGCGGGAAGTTTTTTCCTTACATTAAAAATGTTTTCAGTACTCTTCCCTACATCTAATATATTTTTCATAGATGATGAAACATCTTCAAAACCACCTTCCATTGCTTTAGTCCCTTTAGACGAATACTTAACTATTGTATTAAGGCAATGTTCACCAGAGAACCATTCTTCAAGTTTGCCTAATGATTCAAGCACTGTGAGAATAACCGCAATAAACGCCGCAAATGCCGCAATAATCATCATTATTGGATTTCCCCACATAACAGCATTAAGAACTGCCCATAAGACGGCAAGCCAAATAATAACTAAACCTAACTCCCTCATTCCAGTAGCAATTAAAATTATACCTGTAGCAAGAACAATTATTGGCATTGCCATCATAACTATGTGTAATGTCGTCAAAGAGCCTACCCAAGCATATGTACCACCCACAGCCTGCATTGATGCCATAGTATATGTCTTCATGCTAAGTGTAGATATACCTGTATCTATCCACATCTTCTGTAAATGTTTACGTAAGAGCCAAATAGCCCAACCCAATGCAAAAATTGCCATTGTTACCATCCCAGCAACAGGCCCAAACTTCCTAAAAACGTGTTCTATAAACAGAAAAGTAAGATACAACGCACCAAGTTGAATCATCAATTTTGCAAAAGAAATAGTTAAAGCCCAAACCTTCACTAGTAATCTGCTTATTGCCTTCCCAACCAATTCATAAGCATATGCCAACATCATATCCATACTAATGTTCACACCGGTCTGCTTAGTTAACATTGCTAGTGCCGCTACTAACATGGAAATAGTTCCCAAAAACATCATCGACTTACCTATTAAAGGAATCAAGACCGCTCCCAATATGATTATCGCACCAATAACCCTCTTTACCCAAGGATGTAATTGACTTAAGGTATCGGCAACTCTCCTTATTAAGTGGAACCATTCCATCATAATAGGTGCCATCTCTTGTCCAATAGAAGCCCACAACGCATCAACACTACTATCAAGCAATAATGTCGCACCATGTAAAGTACTTAACCTTTCAGCGGTTATCTCTGATGCAACCCCTGCGGACTTAATTGCATCGTCAGCTCTCTCAAAATCACTTGTTATCACTTCAACGACGTCAGCTAACACTTCACCTTGAAATCCCATCTCAATTAGTTGTTCGGTTAGATCATCAATATCAGCATTCTGGTTTTGAACTTCATTCCGCCACACACCTAACATACTAGTTGCATCACGACCATACATGATGAACAACTGTTCCTTTACTGCGGCTGACTTCATAGCCAGTTCATTATACCTAATTGCATCTCCTTGACCTTTTAACAACGCACTCCATAGGGTTGTTGACCTGGCCCCAAACATCTGTCTTATCATAGTTGTCTTTTGTGTATCGCTCAAATCTTCAAAAGATTCATTCAAATTGTCTACTATATCAGCTAACCCTAAAAGTTTACCTTGACCATCATCCACAACAACGTTATATTCCTCCAATAGATCTTTTAGATTCATCGTCATGCCTGACTGAAGCCCAGAAGCCCTAGACAAGTTAATCATACTCATACGCATGGCTCTTCCAGCAATACCTGCTTGAACCATATTATCGGCGGCGACCATTAGTCCTGCAGTTACTGTTTCTAATTCCCAACCTACCATCTCCGCAGTCGCAGCAGTATACTTTAGGGCTTCCCCTAACTCCTCAATCATCGCGGCAGAATGAGTTGCAGCGTATGCCAAATTACTAACTATCGTACTCATGTTCTGAGTTACTTCTCCAGCAGTCTCCGCCTCAAATGAAAATCCTCGATAAACACCAACAGCCAACTTCGCTGCAGTAGTAGTATCAGTTAAACCTATCGTTGCTAACTGTAAAACAGAGTTCGCTGATCCCAACGTCTCAGTTAGATTGAATCCAGCCATTGCTAACCTTTGCATTGCCGCTCCAGCCTGTGTTGCTGTCCACTCCGTATCCCGGCCTAACTGCAACATCTCTTCACGAATTGCTCTGGTCTCTCCTGCAGTAGCATTCATCACAGAACCTGCGATAACTGACTGATACTCAACTGACTGAAAAGCATTAACCATGTTATCCATGGTGGCCTTAAGCTGATCCCCAAACCGCTTAATCATTGCTCCAGCAGCCAAGAGCCCAAACGCCATAAATAAGAACT